TGCCACCCTTTTGCAGGTATTCGTTGCCAGCGACGAATGTCACCGACCCCCACGATTTGTAGGGATCGCTGAACGTGCCCGTGCCCGTCCCTGACACCGTCGGGTCAATGTAGATCGTGGCCATCAGGTAAACGCCCCCACCGCGATGACGCCCGTCGTCCCGGTCGACACACTCCAGCCGCCCGAGGTCGACTTGATGCCCAGCGGCACCACATACGTGCCCGGCGTCGTGCCGTTTTGCAGCACCGTCAGCGTGGTCGTGCCGTCATGGATGCGCGTGAGCGACGAGGCCGACGAGACTACGATGCACACCATCTTGCCGAGGTAGTCGCCCGCCGCTCCGGTGCTGCCCAGCACGATGCTGGCAGACGAGGTGCTGACGTACTCGTACTCGCCAACGCCGTCGATGACCTCCATCGCACCGATGCTTTGGTTTTCCCCCGTAATCAGGGTCGTCAGGTTTACGGGATAGCCACTCATGACAGCACCTCAACGGTCAGGGTCGACGGGAACGTGGCGCGCATCTCGGTGGCCGCGTCGCCAAGGAAGGGAAACTCGATCTGGTTGGTGGCACCGCTCGCGCTGAACGTCTCCACGCCCGTGGTCACCGTGCCCAGCCGGTCACGCGAGTCGATGGTGACCGTGCCGGTGCCCACCAAACGCAGGCGGAAGATGCTGGGCATCGCCACCCAGCCGCCCGAGGGCACGTTGCGCCAGCCGACCACTGCAGTCTGGCTCGAGCCCGTCGGCAGGGTGCTCGTCCAGTCGATTGCTCCGTTCCAGTTGGGCATGGTCGACCTCAGGCGTCGTGGAGAAACAGCACGGTGCCGGTGCTGGCAAACGACGCATAGACGCCGTTGACCACGGGCACGGGCTGCGCGAGCACGCCACGGGTGCCGGCAGCGGTGCTGGTGGGGATGACGTCGATCACCGTGCCGCTGGCAGCGCTGGCGTTGTCGTAGAGCGTCACGGCGCCGCCGGTCACGGTGGTGACGATGTAGCCGTGGTAGAAGCCGGATTTCGCGCGCACGACGCCGGTCGAGGTCAGTGGCGTGGCCGCGCTTGGCTGCGGCAGTCCTGGTGTGGGCATCAGATTCTCCTGCGTGCGGCGGGCGTCTCGGCCCACAGTTCGTCGAGCGATTGTTCGTGCCACCAGCGTGGCTTGGGTTCCTTCTCCGGCTGGCGCTCCTCGCGCCACGCCACGGCCATCATGCGGAACGCATCGGCGTAGTGGCTGGTCCAGTCGTGCCGCGGTCGGTCACGAAACGCCTTCGTGTCCTCGTTGTACTCCCGCTGGTACTGCTTGAGCGCCTCCAGGCCGTCCTCGCAGCTCACGTCGAACCAGACCTTCGGGAACATGGCGCGCGCGGCCTGGATGCCGTCCTGCAGGCCCAGGTTGGGCACGATGGCGGTCTTCTTCAGCCGCTCGTGCACCATCTCCTGAATGCTGCGTCCGCCCGAGGCCAGCGTCTTGGCCTTGGCGTCGTGCGGCAGCCAGTGCCCGCCGTATCGGTACGGCTGGTCCAGCACGTGGTCGATGTAGTGGTCCAAACTCTTGCCCGAGGCGGCGTAGCAGCGCAGTACGTGCACCTCGCCGGCCACCACCTGGTAGAACCAGATCGCCGTGTCGTCGCTGTAGCCCAGATCCCACGCGGTGTAGACCGGCACCGCCTTGTCGTAGGCCACCTCGGTGATGCGCCCGTCGGCCTCTGCCTGCCGCAGCTCGGTGCCGTAGAAGGCGCCGAGGATGGCCGCCTCAAACGAGCACTCCAGTTCCTGCTCGGCCTGATCCTCGGTCATCGTGCGCCGCATGTCGGCCACCTCGTCTGCCGCCAGGATGTTGCTGGTGCTGGCGCGCAGCTGCAGGCTGAACCACTCCGGGTCGCGCTGGGCCAGCTTCCAGGTGCTGTAGAAGGCGTTGTGGCCTTTGGGCGTGCCGATGATCGTCGCCCAGCCGCGGCGGTCGGCCAGCGCCGGGCGGATGACCGCACCCCACACGCTGGGCTTCCAGTCGCCAAACTCGTCAGCGACCAGCCCGTCGAAGAACATGCCGCGCAGTGCGTCCGGGTTGTCCGCGCCGAAGACGCGCACCCGGGCGCCGTTGATCAGCTGCACCCACAACTCCGAGGCGTTGCGGTCGGTGGTGATCGGTTCGCTGTAGCGCAGCAGGTAGTCCCAGGCGACTGCCTTGGCCTGCGTCAGGAACGGCGCGACGTAGGCGTATCGCCCGTCAGGCTTGCCGTCGGTGATGGCCCGACGAATCACGTCGTTGATGCAGGCCACCGTCTTGCCGGCCCGGCGGTGGGCCACGATGCACGCCCATCGCTGCGTGCGCTCGTGAAATGGCAGGAACGCTGCGCGTGGGCTGTACGGGATTACGTACTCGCGCCGCCCCACCGGATGACGTGCTCTTGCGGGCCGCCGTCAGCGCCCGTGTTCTCAGTGCGTGCCAGCTTGGGCACGTGGTACTCGATCACGCTCTGGAACAGCATGAACGCCCGTTCCGGGTCGGTCTCAGCAATCCGGTCCAGCCACTCCTGCAATCGGTGCGCGTTGCCGTCAACGAATGCGGCTATGGCCTGTCGCGCCTCGGCAGTCGATTTGTTCGGAGACCCAGGCTGTCGGCCCCCGGTCTTGAATCCTCGCGCCATACTCGTTCTGTTTCAATCTGTTACAGATAGCAGGGCCGCGGCTTCGGCCCCGGCTTCTTCGGCTTGGCCATGATCCCTCCAGACGAAAAAAAACCCGCTCGGGGCGGGTTTACGTTTCTTCAGGGCGAGCGAACCCGCCGATAAGCAGATAGTGCCTGAGACCACTGTACATGTCAACAGGTCTGCTCACAACACCCCCCGCTTCCTCATCTCCACCTCCAGCAGCCCCAGCGCCTCTTGATACGCCACCATCGCTGGCCTGCGCAGCCGGTAGACCGCCGCCAGCCACACATGCGCCACCGCCGCCTGCAGCTCGTGCGACAGACTGCGCACCGCCGCATCCACCGCTCTGACCGTGCGCAGGTCGGCCCGCTCCACCAAGTCGTCAAAGTGCTCGGATGCCCCGCCCGTGGCCAGCCCTGCGGCACGGGACGGATAGCCGCGCCCAACCTCGTCACGGCGCATCCAGCGCGCCCACTCGGCCAGCCAGTGCTCGACGGTGCTCCACTCGGTCACAGGCTCTCCCGCACGATCAAAGCAAACGTGTCCAGGTCCACCTCGGCCCACTCCTCGCGGTCGCCCAGTTCGCTGAACGACCTCAGCCACACGCGGATGCGCCACGGCTGCCTCGAGGCCCGGTACGCCAACGCCGGCCACCGGTCTGATTCCGTTGCCTGCCGCACTGCCTGATCCCACCATGCCTCCCTCCACCCGCTCTCGTGTCGTTTGACCTCAATGGCCCAGCCCGGCACCTCAATGCCGTCTGCGCCTCCGCGCCTTGCCTGATCGACGTTGCGCCGCACCACGTAGCCCAGCCGGCCGCTCAACTCGGCAAAGAACTCGCGCTCGCCCGTCTGCCCTTTGCGACGCTGCATCGCGCTCATTCGTCGTCGTCCTCGTGCTTGCCCGACAACAAATGCACCCGCGTTGTCATGCCGGAGCCGCCCTGCCGCATCCTGAAGGTGGGCATGACAATCTCCAGCAGGTTAGGCGCTGGTCTCTTCGCTGCCCGTTGCCGCTCCCGGTAGCGCGCCGTCGCCGCCTTGTGCTGCTCGTGATAGGCCGGGTCGTTCTTCTGCGCCAGCCACTTCTCGTGCCGCGTCAGCGCGCGCGGCTTCGCCACGTCGTGGCCCTTGCCCCAGGCATAGCGCGCCATCCAGACCTGCCCCGAGCGCTCCCAGGCCACGATGCGGATCAGCTTTTCCTTGCGCAGCGCCATCAGCACCTTCTGCGCGCTGGTCCTGCAGCACGGCATGCGCTCGGCCAGCGCCGCCGAGGTGATCGCCTCCCCGCGGCCGAGGATGCCGACCGCGCGCAGCAGGATGCGGGCAGCGCTCATGCTGCCAACCAGTCGCCCTGTGCGGGCACTGGCTCCCAGTACGTCACTGGCTGCACGACCTCAATGCGCTCCCTGATGACGGCGGCCCGACCCGCCTTGCTGGCCGGCGTGTAGGTGCCGCGCCACCGGGAGTCGATGCCGACGTTGCGTCCGATGTTTGTGGAGTCCGCCGACGAAAACGGGAACGACGGGAAAACATCCGTGTCCAGCATCCGCAGGCCGTGCAGCTTTGTCGTCGGCCGGCCATCGCGGTCGCACAGCACATCCATGGCTTCCGCCATGCGACGCCACCATGCGTCCGACCCGACGGAGGCAAACGCCCCACTCGACCCCAGCGCCACACGCGGCCAGTTCGCGGCCAGCCGCTCCAAACGCTCCAGCGACTCATGCAGGTGCCAGACCGGCGCGCCAACATGCCGCCAGCGCGCAGTCCTCCACGGCCATTCGTCCAACAGGCGGTCGTTGGCATCCTCGTCGCCGTCGATGACATCGGGGATCACCGCGAAGTCGAACTGCGGCAGCCGGTGCAGATGCCCAATCCAGTCGTAGTACGGCGACCAGTTCGTCACTGCCGACCCGGCGCGCCACGCGGAGAACGCACCGTTATCGACCGCCACCGTCTGACAAACTTCCAGCGCCAGCCCGAGCTGCTCGGGTCGCGCAAACGACACGAACGCATGGCCG